ACGGCGACGGCTACGGCTACGGCTACGGCTCCGGCGACGGCTCCGGCGACGGCCACGGCTACGGCTACGGATAATTGATGACCAAGATTCGACATAACGGCCGTATATTCGTGATGAATCGGAAGGGATTGTATCCTGTTTATCGCAGACTCAATGGCTGTCCAATGAAAGAAAAAGAACTTAAGTGCTGGACATGCGGGTCATTGCCTCACCGAGTTGAAGGTGACAAGTGTGTTGATTGCGGTCTTGAATATCAAGAAGAAGAAATTGAAAAAGATTACTCGTTGAGAAGTTCAATGGGAGAATTTGAGGATAGTTTCTGATGGAAAAGTATAGGTGGGTACCATTTGACGACAATGGTTCCTTTGTAAAAGGGGACAAATGGAACTATATGAAGGGCAACAAAATTCTTGCTAGAATCGTAAATTTTGATGACTGTCGTCCAGGGACGGAATGGAAGTGCGGGGTTCACTTATCGCAGTTTTATAAATATAAAAAGAATATTAGGTCTGCCGCCAAGTATGTCGAGAGGAAGTATAAGTGAAGACTGAATTAGATTTTAAGTTGGTTCCACTGGATAAGTGGGTGGATTTGTATCACGAATCCTCGTACATGCTTCATATGTCCAACGACCTGAAGAGTCTATACAATGACATTGGTAGATTTGCGGCTGTCCAGGTCAAGGAGCAGTCAGATTACGACCGAGAGTTGGCGGAAGCTGCTGCCGAATACTTTTCGACTCCGACGGAGGAGTCAAGAGCCAAGGTTGAGCAGTTAGTAAAGGTTAGGGAAGAGATTGTAAAAGTTGAGCGCAACTACCAGCCTGCGGCTGGAGAGCGCGATAACGCAATCGCGCCTGTTGAAGAAGTAATCAAGTAGTGTTCCATTTTGTCTTCTGCCGCAAATAGAAAAAGGACAGATAGATTGCAGCAATGGCCACTCTCCGTCCGCCCTTTCCCTGGGGGTCTGGGGAGCCGTATAACTTTCCGGCCCACCCGCTCTATGAGTCTAGCATAGTACGGCTCCCTCTGCTCTGTCCAAGGCTTTATGAGTCAAAATAATATTTGTAAGTTATTCTGGTCCAATGTGTGGCCTGATAAACATACTAAATGTTGGAATTGGATTGGATATAAAGGTACACATGGTTATGGTACTTTTTACACAAACAGAAAACCGAGACTAGCTCATAGATTTTCATATACTTTGTGCAAAGGACCAATCGGTAAACGAATGTTTATTTTGCATAAATGTAATAATCGTCTGTGTGTGAACCCTCTCCATTTATATGAGGGTACACAAGCTGAAAATGTATTAGATATTAGCGATTCCGGTAGAAGGAAAAAAGGCTCTAAACTACCTCATTCTAAACTTACTGAAACAGATGTATACTTGATGAGGTTTTTGAGGCGCAAGGGTTCAACGTATATTCAACTTTCTGAGTGGTTCGGGGTTAATCCTTCAACCTGCTCCGCTGTTTGTTTAGGAAAAACATGGAGACATGTCGAGTATTAGTTTCCTTAAAGATTTGGACAACTTATGGGTCGATGCACCCGAAACTGGTTCAACTGTATATCTGGTACGTAAACATTCTGGCCATGTTCTTGAGACTCGTCTAACTGATGTTAGCACTGGACAAGTGCCTCAAGTTGAGGTGGAATGGTGTAAGTCGTATAAGTACCGATATCGTCTGAACCTCAAAGAGAACACTGTCCATGCACTAGATGCTACGACGAAGCATAAAGACGAGATGCGAGCTTGGTACTATGTTTGGGAACCTCAGAGAAAACTTTTGATGAAGCTTTGTGAAGAAGCGCATCTAAAGGAAAAGAAAAGAAAGAAGAGATTATGAAAGATTTGATTGAAGCGTTGCAAATACTTTCAAAGTACACCGATTCTGCTTATCCCACTGGATGCGAACATGACATTATGCATGTCTATGTAGACCCAAGTAAGGTTACTGCAGAAGACACTGAAAGGCTTGGAGAGCTTAATTTTAGGCCTTCTGAAGATAATGAATATTTCTATTCTTTTCGCTTTGGTTCTGCATAATGGCCAAACTGAATATTGAACGCTTTGAGGAGAAGGTTTTGTATCCCGACTCATCAGTCAAACACTACCGAGTTTACTGTAGTCTAATTACCAGTGACGGTCAGTCTCATCCGACTTACTGTGACTTGAGCAAAGAGAAAAGCTCTCCAGTATTTGATTTCGGTTGTTTTGATAATGCAGATATTGATGAATTTGATTATAGAAACAATTGGGCAATGTCTGAGAAAGTTTTGAAATGGGCTATGGAGAATGTAAAGTGAAGATTCATGTTAGCAAGAATCTTGCTTGGTGCCCATATAAGGGTATGTTCGTCACTCCTATGGAGCACTGGGTAGAGCGTAGATGTCGTATGGTTCAACCGTTATTTGATACAGAATTAAACCGAGGAACTTTGTATGAGTCCTTTCCTGAATTGGAACCAGAAGAGAGATATCCAGAGTATTATCTCGGAATTTCCTATACGTTTTAATAATTATTACGAACCGTTTCTAGGTTCTGGAGAGATATTCTTTAACCTATATAACAATGGAAGAATCTTTAACAAGGGGTATCTGGCTTCTTCCAATAAGTTCCTGACTCAAGTCTATAAAGCCGTAAGAGACGAGCCGGAACGGCTTCAGAAGATGATTCTTCACTTCTGTTCCAATAACTCTGAGGCTTACTTTAACAATCTTAGCTTTGCTAGAGACTGTTCTCCAGCTGTCTATATCTATGCAGACAGAGCCATCGGTAAGGATGGCAAGTGGCGAGCATCTCAGTTCATCGATAAAAATAGAGAAATCTCCAAGGATGTTTCAGATATTGATAGATGTTCTCGCTATTTAAATAGGTGGTGTGACGGCATTTGGAACGTTGATTGGGAGCTAGCGTTAACGCCGGTTAATCATCTGGAGAAGAGAATCAAAGAAGGCGACTTAGTCTGGCTCGACCCACCTAAGATAGCTTATACTTCTGATGGCCACATTGACTACGTCAGTAAAGGATTCAACGAATCGAATCAAATCTACTTGAACAACTTTTGCAAACAGCTTAAGGCAAATGGTATTCATGTGTATATGATTCAGAATAACGTTCCGGCTACCGAGAGAATATTTGGCAAGCCGAAGAAGATTTTTAATAACGGAGAGGCGTTGTATTGGTATGAGTGATTTCTTTACCAAACAGAATAAAACCGAGCATGGGCCGGGTCCTACCGAAGAAATTGAATGGCTAGTAGTTCAGGAGCCAAAGGACATCAACGGCATTACTCAATGTGCTACAGTAAGAGCTAAGACAGCCTACTTTGCATTGCGTGAGGCTGAGAAGTTGATTGAAAATATGAACAAGCAGGATTGCATTTGTTTTCCGAATCCTAGTTTGAGAATTAAAGGAGTAAAGTGAATAACAATCTTACCTATCAAGAGTCTGAGCCTGGAGCAATGACCAAGCTGTATGCCGCTCTTGGTAACGCTATGGCAAACTTTCCGGACCTTCCCAGGACTGCTACTGGTCAGGTAGGAAAGGAACGTAAGTTTCAATACGCTCCTTATCACAAGGTGGTTCGCTGCATTAAGCCTAGCCTTGCCGAGCAAGCGGTTATGTTTGTGCAACCTTTGCATTCAGAGGAAGATGGGATGGTTTCTATCACTCTTCTGGTGACTGGTCACGGAGCTGCCATCTCTTCTACTTTGAAGTTTAAGAAGAATGATGATGTAAAACTTTTCGGTGCTGATTGCACTTATCATAAGCGATATCAACTAACGAGTTTCTTTGGACTAGAAGGAGACCCCGATGCCGACGATTTTGACGATTCTGTGGTGGAATCTTCAACTAAAGTTTCCAAGCCTGTTTCGGCTAAGCCTGAGCCAGCAAAGACAACTCCGGCAAAACCTGTGGAAACTAAGGATGAAGGACAAGTTAAAGACGTTGCGGCTCCAGCAGATTCAAGTCCGAAGGCACAAGAAGATACGCGGCCAATCTCTGCCAAACTCACGGATGCAATGAAGCAACTTGTTTGGAAGATGGAAGACTTTGATAAGTTCTGCAAAGAGAACTCGGAAGAGTTTCCTGGATTCGTTTCTGCTGCCAAGTTGCCTCCTGAGGGTAAGCAGAAGTTGTATGATTTGCTAGTAGCAAAGAAAGGCGTGGCCCCTTTCTGATGTCATGCAAATGTTCCGACTGTTGTCTTATCAGAGAATTAGAATTTGAATTGGCTACACTTAAACAATATATTGAGTTTATCTCTTCCGATATTGGCTATGATGCAGGCGTTGTATTGCCTGACAATATTAAGAAGATAGTAGACGGAAAAACAGTATATCCGGAGACTTTACATGACTGAAATCTTGCCAGCTTTCGAAGTTCTAGTTAATAACAACTGTCTTACTATTGCAGAAGCAATAGAAAAGGCGTATATTGCTGGTCACCGAGCAGCGACCAAAGCGCTAGAATCACCACAACTTTCCTTAGTCCTAGGGTCAAATGTTACATCCACAAGAGGCGTCTCACAGAAGTAGTAGGATTGCGACGGATTTAGCGTTAACTCTAGCAATTCAAATCGATTCATATAGCCAATTCATCTCCGATGCTGAGATGATGCATATCGAAATGCAGATGTTATATGTTTTGATTGATATGTTGGGAGCTACTCACGGAAGTGACCCTGAACAAGTAATTGAAGCTTGTAAGGGATATTTCGCAAAACTGAAAAGAGAACGCAATGCGTAGAATGTCGTCGCTACCCACGCTTGAAAATTGTGGGATGTCAGACCAATTGGGAGTTGGTATTGAAACTTCTAACTCTTTCCGTTCCACTTGCTTTCATTCGTTTTGTGAGACGGGGGAATGGCCAAAGGAAGTTAAGAGACTGTCCGAACAAGACTTTTCTGAGATTAGGAGATGGAAGAAACCGACAGATTTTGTTTATAAGACTCCAGCGCTTAGATTGAAGTATTCAGAAGCAGACAAGGAACGGATTCTCGCTCTTGATAATGATTTTGCTTTTCTTGATTTGGATTCTAAGTTAACCCAGGAAGAACTACAAAAGATTCCCAATTTGATGACTGCGGGTCATCTCGATATGGCTTGGGATGTTCCTGAACATGATTTGATTGTCATCTCAGATATCAAGTCTTCAGTGTTTGCAGTTAAGGACCGATGTGAGTCGCTTCAACTTCATGCATATGGCTTAGCTTATTCTTTGCTTAAGGGTCGTAGTAAATATATTACTGGCATCTGGGATGCTTCAGACGGAAAGCATTACTATGGCAACATCACGGAGACTAACACTTTCGATTTCGAAGCCATTAAGGAAAGAATTCGGAATGCTTGTAACAACAATTCAGACAAGTACACCAAAGGAACACATTGTGGTGGCTGTTGGAAGCGAGATTCATGTCCTGCCCATTTGGTGGACATGGGAGATGAGAACAGGTTTTCCAAACTTTTCAATGGCACGGCTACAGAAGCCGACATCAGAGAAGCTCTAGTAGCTGCCAAGGGATTGGGAGAACTGGCTAATAAGGTCTCTGAACATTGCAAAGATTGGGTTAAGAGACATGGTCCGGTGCGTTCCGAAGACGGCTGTAAATCGTGGCAAGCAAGATTGAGGTCAGGGAGAAAGTCCTTGAATCAAGAGCAAGTTATGGCAGACTTAGGAGTTGATTCGCTCGAAAAGTACATGAAGCAAGGTGAAGAGTACCTTGTGTATGATTGGTTGCTGGTGAAATGAAAACTGAAAAGAAGTTGGTTAAAATCAGATGCACTTTTGTTGTTGAGAGGGAATACCCAGTAGATTGGACAAAAGAATCAATTGAGTTTCATTGCAACGAATCCTCTTCATGCTTCAATAATCTTTTGCAAGAACAGCTAGATAAAGAAGAATGTACTTGTTTTGGATTTGAAGCTAGAGCAGAAGTAATTGAATAAGGAGAATAAATAAA